TCCTTGTCCGCCCCGACGACAAGGAAACGATGGCGATGGCCAAGCAGTTCATCCACGACGTAGAACAGCCGCGAGCCGTAGAGCGTGCCATGATCTCGGTGCACATCGAGGACGGCATGGTAAGATTTTTTTAGGGGTTAGATGTTCTTGACGATCATCTCGATGATCGCGCCAGCGTCGGACGCTGTAGTGAGGGATTTGCCCACCGTTACACTTCCTGTAATCGCCACCTGACCTGACGCTACGCTGAAGACCGTGTCACCTACGGTGACCGGCCCAGCGAGCAGAGTGGCTTTGATGGTGGTGCCACCGAGGAACTGCACGGTGACTTGATCGCCCGAGGCGGCGTCGATCAGGGCGACGCCGTCAGGGAGAGAAGCGGTGGCGGAAAGTCCGACGCCGCGGTTGGAGGAAATGGACACGAGGCGGAACGCGGTGATAGCCGAGTTTGCGACGAACGTGCCCGCATTTTGGAATGAAGTAGCCATGGTGGTAGTTCTTTAGAGTTTCACGAGTTCGCCGCCTTGAACGCGCGCACGATAAGCGGCGTAAAGGTCAGCATGATTTTTGACTGCGAAGGAGATCGCCGAGGATTTGTCGCCCTTGAGCTCGGTGGCTTTGGCGGCGACTACGTCCTCGAACTTCTGCGCTTGCGCGACTGGTTTGGGAGCTTCGGCCGAGGCGATCGGGGCGGCGGGCGCACCGAACGACTTGGCAAATTCTTTGACTGCGGCGAGCGCAGCGGTGTTCGCGGCGAGCTGCACGACTTCGTTCTGCGCGCTCATGGCGGCAGGCTTGTCTTCTTTCGGAGCGAGAGCTGCTTCGAGCTTCGCGACTTTTTCGTTCATGCCCATCATAGCAGACTGAATCATGCCTTCGATGGTTTCTTTCATTTTGTCGTCCATAGGAATTTCGATTTTAATTTCTGCTTCCGGCGACTCGCTGGCGTCGCTCTCAAATTGTTTGAGTGCGCGCGCAAAAAATCCGTTCGGGTTCGCAGCAGGTTCGCTGACGAGGTCCACCGAGTAGATTTCCGAGCACCGTTGCAAAGTCGTGAGGCTGTCCGTGCTCTTTTCCGACGGACCCGAGAACGCAATCGAGAGCCCGAACGTGTCGGGAATCCGCTCGGCAATCTCCAAAATGTAAGCGCGGTGCACCGAGGATTCGAGCAGGTGCAAATCGCCGAGGAGCTTCTCGCCCTCGATGCGCAACGTGTCGATGTAACCGACGATGTCGCCCGCGCCGCCGCTGTGATCGAGCTTCACCTTGAGCCCGCCAGCGTATTGCTCGGCTGCGGCCTTGACCTGCTCTAGCGTCTTGTCGTCGATCATCACGCCATGACCGAGTGCCGGTCCCTTGGTGATGAGCGAGACGCCGCGAATGATTCCGGTCTGTGCGTCGATGACGCCTGCGGAGGCTGCGAATGTGATGACGGGTTCCATCGCCAAGGCGATAGCCGTCAAATCTAGTCCTTCTTCTTCGCCTCGCGCCGCCAGCGCCAGAGCAGAAAAGCAATGCCGAGGAGCGTGCCGACGAGCGCGGCGACCTCGTTCACTTGCGACAGGCTCACCATCGCAGCGGCTGGCGTGGCGGCGGTCAGGATGGCTTTTGTGTGGTCAGCGTTCATTTTGATTTCTTCGCCATGCGGTCCCCGAACCACCATCCCACGCAATTAAATGCGGCGAAATTAATCTGCTCCACCATCGGCGCACGCTCCGGTCCGACCGAGTGGAAATAAACCACCGTCGCGATGCCGACGAGTGTGAGCGTGATGAAGGGTCGGAACATCGTGATGACGTTCGCGCACCACGGCGACACGTTGCTCGGCACGGTCGCGGCCTGCTGGCTCGCGGTGAACGCTGCCCACGCTGCGGCGTCGGCTGCGATCGTCGCCATCGTCTTCGCCTCTTCGAGCTTCCGTGCGTGGTCGCGTCCGGCCTTGAACTCCTCAAAGAAGCCGTTGCCGATGCGGAGAATCACACCGAGCGCACCACCGCCGAGAGCGTTGCCAAGCAAATCGAGGATGTTCATTTTTTGTTAAACATATCGAACAACGCTTTAATCTTCTCCTCAAGGACTGCCACGCGTAGGTCCAGCTTACTGAGCACGATAACTAGGGTTATCATGGCGAGGAATATCGGCCAGCCTTTGACCAAAATTTCGAGCGCGTCCATACATCAGGGCCAGATGTAAGTTTGCGCCTTCACGGCGCGGGCTTGTCAGCAGCAGCGGCCTTGAGCGTTTCAATCTCCGCCAGCGCAGCCGCAAGCGAGTCCACCAGCAGGTTCAAGGACTGCTGTTGGAGCTGCGTCACGATCGCGGATTTGTGTTCGTCTTTGGTCATGGGTGAGTTAATTTGTAGGAATCAAATTTTGCGCTTAGTTCTTGAATGGCTTTTACCAAAACAGGTATCATTTTGGTTTCAGTAATTTTTAGGCTTTCTTCCGTTTCGTCGTCCGCGATTAACAAATCACCAGCACGACCGCCATACTTCTTCTCAAGTGCAATGACGTCTTGAGCCAAGAAACCTAATTGTGTTTTGGTTTCTTTGTGCGTGCCGTTTGGCGTGTTATCTTCATACCGCTCACGCTTGTCCCACTTGTAGGTAATAGGCCGCAATTCATTGATAAAATTTAAGCCGTAGGGTTGATCGACAACATCCGTTTTATCTCTTGCATCAGACGTAACAGTCCACGCTACAAGGATGTAGGCATTGGTCACATTGGCATCACCAACAACAACCCGATTGCTTTGAGTGGTTAAGTTGATAACACCCGACGAATTGCCTGCTGATGCTCCAATGACCGTGTTACTAGCCCCCGTTGATAAATTTGCCGCCGCCGACGATCCCAAAGCTGTATTAGATGATCCAGTTGCGGAAACGGCTGCACCAGAACCAACAGCCGTATTATTCACGCCTGTCGAATTTGTGTACAAAGCAAAACTGCCCACAGCCGTATTATTCGCACCTGATAAATTGGTGAATCCTGCGTATGCTCCAATGCAAGTATTTTCGATGCCTGTTGTATTAGTAGCAAGCGCAGTGAGACCAAACGCAACATTGCTACTAATGGCACCTCCACCACGACCCACTTTGAGGCCGTAAATAGTTGCGTCTAAGGCCACCGTCACCGCGCCCGCAAACGTAGCCGCCAGCGTGCTGTTGGTGAGCGTCAACGCCGTTCCGCCCGTGCCGAGGCCAAGCGTCAGGTTGGTCGCGGCGGGGGAGGTGAGGGAGGACGCCCCAAGCGCACCCGTAACTGTCAGCCCTGTGCTCGCGACATCGAGCACCTTCGCCCCGCCAATCGCCACGCCGAGATTGTTCGCGCCGATTCTGAAAAGCCCCGTGTCTTGGTCGGCGTCAAACGCAAGGCTCGGATTTCCGACAGAGCCCGCAGCCGCGTGCACGCTGCCGGTCGGGGTGATTGTGCCGGTAACTGTCACGCCCGTGGTCGTCATCGTCGCGCGGCTCACGCCGTTTACCGCGAAGCCCATCACGTTTGCGCTCGCGCGGAAAAGTCCGGTGGTGGGTTCGTTCGTAAAGTTTAACGAGGGAGCCGCCGCCGTGCCGTCGTCGAGCGTGATGTTCCCATCCGTCGCGTTGATCGTGATCGAGCCCGCGCCGTTGGAAATGGAAATGCCGGTGCCCGCGGTCAGCGTGCTATTCACGAAAGCGGAGCCGTTGCCGATTAGAAGCTGTCCGTTGCTCGGCACGGGCACTAAGTCCGTCATCGAGGTAACACCCCCGCCCCCGCCTCCGTTGCCACGCGCTGCGCTCAGAGTCCAGTCACCAGCCGTGCGGCTCGGGCGCTCGCGATTGCCGTCGATGTTCGAGACGAAGCTGTCGCCGTTGATCGTGACCAAGTCGAGCCGCTGGTAAGTTTCATCGGGCATCCAACGTCCACGAGGATTAAGCCCGCGAGGCTCGGCGAACTCCTTGCGAAGCTGGTCGATTTCGCCTGCGCGAGGGAAGCGCGAGAGCTCGTCGGTCACGATTTCCTTCACGGCGTGCGTCAGCATTGACGCCGCGTCCTCGATGCGCGCCTCGGCCTTCGCGAGCAGGTTCGCGTTCTCCGCGCGCTCGGCCATGAGGACCGAGTATTTCGCGGCGGTCGTGACCTCTAGCTGCTTCGATAGCTGCTCGACTTTCGCAGCGAGCGCCGCGCCGGTCTTCGCGTGTTCGTCGGTCGCACGCGCTCGGCAGAACTCCTCAAGCTCGGTGCGAATCTGCGGCTCGGCCTCCTCGAAGGTGCGCTCGATTTCCGCGTTGAGATGTTCGCGAAGTTGCGGCAGCTCGGAAACCAACTGCTTCAGCTCCGAGCGTTGGACGATGGCTAGTTCGATCAGCCGTTCGATTTGGGTCTGCGTGTCGTTCATAAGTTTTTATTTCCCCGCCTTCGGATGCTTGTTCGGTAAGAGGTCGTTGTCGGTAACGTATTTTGGATTCTCGGGGCGTCCGTTTTTCAGCAAGTAGAGGAACGCGTTGACGCGAGCAAACGCCCACTGCGAGGCGGATTTGATCACCGGCGAATGTGACACGTTAAACGCTCCGAGCCCGCGTTGGAAAACCGACTTGAGCTGGCCGAGTGTTGCGCGCCCGTTGCGCGTGTTCGAGTCCTTCGCGTTAAACTCGTCCACCTTGTTTTGCAGCGTCGCCTCTTGTTCTGCTGTGACCTCCGCGCCCTTGCCCGATGCGTCGCCCTTCGCGGTGCCTTCGCCCTTCGGGTTTTTGTTTGGCGTGCCGCCCTTCGGCGCTTTGTCCGACGCGACGATTGCGCCGCGCTCGCCGACCTTTGCAAAATGCCCCTCGTGCTGTTTCATGCACACCGCGTTGCGCTGCTCCGCATCGGGAAATTCAGCGGTGGAGACTGGGTCCGCCATGCACCGCGTCATGAAGTCGCCGTGATCTTCATCCGCGTTCGGCGTCGGCAGCTCGTATTCCTTCTTCGCCAGTTCGATGATGCTGCGCCCGTTGATAATCGGCTTTGCGCTTTCCGCGACTCGATCATTTACGTCACGCCGAAAGTGCGTAATCGCTTCAATCCAATCCGTCGCCGACATCTTTTTTTCCGACCTTGCTGGATCGCTCGCCACCGATCGCACGTCGAACTCAATGCGCGCATCGACTGGCGCGGAGTTCGCCTGCTTCGTTTCCGCCTTGTTCAGCCGCTCGACGATCGCCGTGGCCCACGAATAACCCTCGTCACCGCCCCAGCCGTTCCAAGCCTGCCATCCCTTGCCCTGCTGGTCCCACGTCTCACCTTGCTTGTCGGCCTCGTGCCGGTCGAAAAAGGCTTTCATGCGGCGCACGGTGTCTTCCGACATCGGCCGCTTGTTGATGAGATCGCGAGCACGCGCGATGCCGACGCTGGTCATGCCGCGCTGCGACATCGGTTTCTTTTCGCGGATGGCGAGCGCACGGCGCGCGTTGTCGGCCATTGCGTTCGTCGGGATGTAAGAGCCATCCGCGAAATTGATCGTGACGAGGTTCGCGCTGTTCTCAACCTGCTCGACGGGCTCAGCCGGTGCGGGCTCAGCCGGTGCCGGTGCAACGCTCGCCGCCTGCGCCTCTGCCGCGCTGACGCCCACCGCGTCGCCTGCTGCGGCTGCGGCTGCGGGTGTGCTCGGGAGTGAGTTCGTCGTGAGCCGAATCGCCGTCTCAGGAACGCCGTATTTCTCGGCCAGCTGCTTGACGTAAGCGGCTTCAATCGCGATCTGCTCCAATCGCGTGAACGCGTCCGTGCCTTCCTCTGCTGCGATTTCTTGCAAGGACTTCGCGCCCTGCCGGTTCTCGTTCATGTTCGCGGCCGACTCGCGGCCCACGTCGATCGAGAGCTTCGCGGGGAAACGCCATTCGCCCTTCGTCGCGCGACGCAGAGCTTGCACCATCGTCTCGCCCGCTAGCAGCGTCGGAGGCGGAATTTCACCGCGCGCGATGCCGTCGAGGATGACGGCGTCTTTGATCGGGTCGAGAACCTTGTCGGTGAGCACGCCTTGCTGGCGCGTGAAAACGCGGTCGGCGGCGGCAAACTCGGCGCGCACGCTTGGGCCTTTGTAATCTTGAGTTCCGAAAAGCACGCCCTCGGGCACGCCGACGCCCAGCGCAATCTCGTGCATGAGATGCTGCACGAAGCCGGTGAACGCTTGCGACGGACGCGATGGCATTACTTCGACGCGGTCGCTGTTTTGGAAATAGCGAATCATGCCCACCTCGGTCAGCTCGTTCTTTTGCGTCTGGCCGCTCGGCAGCGACATGGCTGGGTTTGGCTGGAAAAGATTGCGCGGGTTGGCGACGCCTCGGTCGTTGAAGATAAGCGCGGCCTGTTGCGACGAGAAACGGACGCCCGCTTTCTCGGCTTGGAGAATGTCGTGCAGCATCCGCACGGTCTGAATCGCCGAGTGGAAATCGGTGATACCCCTCATTTGGTCGACCCGAAACGGATCGAAGTAGTGGCAGAACTGATTCGCCGGAATGTCCTCTGCGCCAAAATAAACGCCGTTACGATCTACGCGGTAAATGCGATAAGCAATCGGCTGGCCGAAGTCGTCCGTGATGATGCCTTGGTAATAGTTGTTCGACTCGACCGCTGCGCTGTTCGGGTTGCCGATGCGCGTGGCCGGCACGAGTTGCAGTTTCAAGCCTTCGCCCGCGCGACGAATCACAAAGCCGCAATCGCCATCCACCGGACGCTCCTCGGCGGCGAGCTGCACGAGTTTCTTGAACGTGTGCCGATTGGTCACATCGCAGTTCTTGCACCACTCGTGGAAATAATCGCTGACCGTCTGATTGTAATCACGGTCGCCGGTCGTCGGCGAGTACTCGTGCGGCGTGAGATAGAGACCAAACTTGCGCGAAACCTCGCGCGCTTCTGGGCTGTTCTCGATGAGGTCGCGCGCCTCCCACATCATGACGACGCGGTCGCGCTGATTCTGCGTGCTCTCGGCGGGTTGGCCGTATTGCTTCGGCGCGTAAAGACGATTGGTGCGCGCGGCGTTATACTCGAAAAGCGATTTCTGCACGCGAGCTTCCAGACGCTTCAACGCCCACTGTGGCGCAATGTTTTCGAGCGCGCGGTCGAGCCACGGCTGATTTTTGACTAGCTTAGACGCGTCGAAGTTCTCGTGTTCCATGTTTGTGTTTAGTTACCGTTGAAAGAAATAAAGACCGTGTCCGTTGAGGTTCCATTCACGTCATTGATCGCGTCCTGAATGTTTCCCAGCATATTATTCAGTTGCGCCAAATCCGCGCGCGAAACGCTTTTGCCGTTGAGCGAGTAGCTTTGATTTAACAGCACGGCTTGAATGGCATCGAGTGGTTTGGTTTTGAGAGTCGCCAGCGTCGCGCCATCGAGTCCGAGAAATGGGTTGTCGAGCATTTGCTAATGCGCGGAACGTCAAAAGGTCTTACTCCTTGGGCGGCGTGGCCCAACCGTGACTTCGGTAGCATTTAGGTAATACAAAGTCTATTTTTGCTCCTTTTCTGCTGTTAATTGAAAATGGCAAAACCTGTAAATTACGATGACAATGAGAGCCTCCGGCGAACAGCGGAATGATGTGATCAACCGCGTGTTTAATTCCGGTGCATTTGCTCACTCGATTTGAAATCTCATAAAAACTATCAACAACAGATTTCCATGAATCGCTTGGAATGGCTTTCATTTGACGCGCCCTCCTAAGCTCTTGGATTGCCGTGCATCTATCTTTATTTTGAATCTTCCAACGCTTTAAGTTTTCAGTTTTTTTCTCTGGGTTTTTCTTAGCCCACGAAAGACTTTGCTGGCGTCTTTTTAACAAGTTTTTTTGCCTATCGTTTTTTCTCCATATCCTGACGGCGTCTTTGTTTTTTGATCTCCATGCCTTCAATCTCTTGTTTTTCTTGCTACGCATTTCAGCAAATTTTTCCGCCGTAACCCAGTATTCATAATTAATCTTTTTTTGATAACACCAAAACACCATTCCGTCCTCTCTAGTTTCACCCTGTTTGTGTTTTGTTGTCATACGCGGATTTGCTTGGAGTGTATCTAAT